TTCTAGAGCCATTTTTGTATCTAGCTCAATACGCATTGCTTCATCTATGTGTTTCCTATGCATATCTTGTGTAAGTTGTACCAAGTGGTGTTCACGATCAATTTCATCTGGTTGATAGCGTTTTAATTTTGTCATCCAGCCGCTGCTAAACGCTGCACTACAATGTAAACAAGCCATATTACAAGCATTACTAAAACGTATTTCAATTGTTTTTAAACCTTCAAAACTTGTTTTACCTGTGCCATAATCAGTCCAACGTGTATCAGGTGGTGTTTCCTGTCTCATACTAATACCAGACTTTTGGTCTTCTACTATTTGACACATATCGCAACCAGTAGGCCACTTACCTTGAAGTAAATCTAGTCTGTGTTTTTTAAATGCTTCATTGTTAAAATACTGACTAGGTAAATGTCCTTTTGCTAACCATTGTAATCTGTCAGATTGCTGTGGACAACTTGTAGCAAATTGTTGTTTTAGATTTAACCCCCCTAATGCATAATAACAAGGCTTAGTCATTAAAAATATCCTTCATTTCAGGAAATACTTCTGCAAAACTATTACCCCGTTGAGCATCGCATCTTTGTAAAAATTCTTGCATTTCTGGTAAGCGTATACTCCAATCTTCACTCTCCATAAAGTTTATCATACCTTGTAAACGTTTTATACCATAACTTGCTTCACGCCATTGTTCGTATGTTGTTTTCTTTTTGCCGTGCTTGTACCAAACAGGTATACCTTTTTCCCAATTTTGTTCCCACCAAGGATAAAACTCTTCATACTTTTTACGCACTTCTGCCTTAAACCATTTAGGCAAAACTTTTACGTTTAGGTGTGGTGGATGATAAACAAAATGATAGTTTATACCTCCTGCACCAAACGGCCACATATTAACTTTATTAAAACCTTGTCCTAACTTCCATTTTATAAAATCAGGCAAGTAATAAATGTTAAGTGCTTGAACTGCACAAGCTACAGTTATTTCAACATTTACACTTGTTTGTTTGTCTAGAATATGAAAAACTTCTTCGGTACGTTTCCATTTACTAGGATAACGAATATAATCATTCATTTCGTGTATGCTATCTACACTATAATGGAATCTTACTAATTTAAATTCTTTCCACAGATCAAATAAATCTTCACGCCATTCTACACCGTTGGAATTATAACGTAATTCTAAATTTTTTGCAATACCTTGCCGTATTGCTTCTTCGAGTATTTCATAGTGTTCTTCAATAATAAGACTTTCGCCGCCTGCAAAATAAATTTGCTGCATATTAGGCATTTGTTCATAAAATTGTTGCCAAAATATAGGATTTTGTTTATGCCAGTTATAACTACTTCCGTTAGTGCTGCCTTTGTCTTGCCATTGCATAGTTTCTTTGAGACTTTTATTTTGTACAGCAGGAAATATTTTTTTATAATCTTTTATCCAACCTGAACTATCGTGAGGTGAACACATTACACAAGCAAGTTGACACTTTGTACCAAAACGTAAATCAATGTATGCAAGTTGTGGAGGTACTTCTCCATCGTCTGTGGTGTTTTTTATTAAGTTATCAACATCTACACGTTGGCTCCAATATTCAGTTTCCCACATACGCTTACTATTGTGTCCAGCTGCTTCTTCTCTATAACATTTTAAACAACTAGGAGGCTTTTCGCCATTCATCATTTGCTTACGCACATTTTTCATATACTCACTATTCCAAGCAGTTTGAAAATCTGTAACATTTAAGTTGTTTGGCTTACCGTCATCTGTTTTGAGAATACCAACTTGTCCACCGTGTTCTTTATCATTGGTAGGTCCAACACTACTTGCATTTGCTGTACAGCAAACTCTCATACTACCATCTGGTCTAGTGCTAAGGTGTACCCAAGGAAGAATACAAAACGTATCACTTACTTTATTCATACAGTACTTATTCCATTATCTACATATTTTATTTCGTTATGATACGCTTTGTTTTTTGCACAGGTCCTAATACATCTTGTTAAATGTAAATCGTGTGCTGGATCCCAACTTGCTGCTAGTAATTTAGAGTACCAAGGATGTTGTAAAATTTCTTCTTTGCTATGATGTCTTAAACTATTCCAGTTTGGTTCGAATTGATTCAATTTATCAAGTATACCTTCTTTGTTTTTAAAAGCACTATCCCAAAGAAAACAACAAGGCCATAATGTTAAATCACTTGCAATAAAAATTTCACCTTCGTGAATATACTTACATACAACAGTTTTCAAAATTTCTTGTTTTTTTGTTTCAAAGTTTTTGGTTTGCTTTCTCATTTTATATTCAGCAATAAACTTATCTAAATCTTTTACATCTTTTTTCTTACTGTGTTCCTTAGAACCTGTTGTTGTAATTTTCTTTTCTTCAACTACAACTTTTTTTATTTCTTTGTCTTTTTTAGATATTTTTGCTATCCAGTCGTGATAACTGTTACGCATTCCAGTCCTAGTTGCAAAAGAAAAGCCTAAACTTTCAGCGTGTATTTTTGCTTTATCTAATTCGTGTTCATTGTGATCAAACACAATGTATATCCAACTTGCACTTCCTTTAGGTGCATACAAACTAAACGCTTGCATATTGCGTGAAACTATATTGAATTTTGTGTTCACACGATATATGTGATTAGTTTCTTCGTGTCCATCAACACAAAAATGTATAAACACCAATCCAGGTCTTTCAGCTGCAATCTTACCTAGTCTAGACCACCATTCGGCTTTTTGTATTCCTCCATTTGTGCTTAATTCGCAATACCCGCCCATACTTGATAAGTAATCAACCATATCAACACATTCAATATGAAGAGCAGGATCCCCTAACACACCACAAAACTTGAATTCTATTCCGGTGTAATCATCTGGCGGGAATATACGTTTTAAATCTTCAAACGTAAAACTTTGTATAGTCAATAGATCTTTATTCAGTGTCCTTGCACATCCAGGACACGCTGCATTACAGTCACTGGTTATTTCTAACTCTACTTTTTTTAATTTCATTATATACGCACTTTACTCAGCTAAATATATTTATGAAAACTTTATATAAGGATACTAAATTGTGTGCTGCTCCATTTGTGTCATTTTACACAGGATCAAACCATAAAGTCACTCATTGCTGTGCAATGTATGATCCTATAGGTCATAGTAATAAAGATACATTTGAAAATATTATGAATAGCGAAACTGCAAAACGCATTCGTCGAACATTTATGAGCAATGAATTTCCTCCAGAATGCAAAGCTTGTGCAGATGCTGAAAAAATAAAAAATGGACCTGCAAGTATTAGAAAATTTAGCAACGGACTAGTTGAGGATACAAGCTTTTTAAAACATACTGCATCAGATGGTACATTGACAAAGCAATCTCCTGTTTTTTTAGATTTACTTTTCAGTAACAAATGTAATTTTGCTTGTATGGGTTGTGATCCTACTTTAAGTAGCACTATAGCAGACAAGTATACAGATGCATATGACATTGTTTTTGATAGAAAATATTCTAAACAAAATTGGCATAATAAATCAGACATAATAGATTATATATTAAAACACAAAGATTCAATAAGGTTATTGCATTTTAATGGCGGTGAGCCATTTATGCAGACAGAGACACACGAAATATTAGATGTTTTAAAAAAACATAATTTACAAAAACAAATAAAAATATGGTCACACACAAATGGAAGTATAAAAAAATATAAAGGAGTTGATGTTGTAGAAGATTACTTACAGTATTGGGGAGATAATTGTGAAATTGCTCTCAGTCACGATTTACATAATAAAAGAGGGGAATATGTAAGATATGGACTTATAACTAAAAAATGGGAAGAAAATTTTAACCGTATTACAGATGCAAAAATAATGATTAACATTCAAACAAGTTACAGTATTTTTAATTGTTTACATTTATGTGATTTATTTGATTACTATACAAAACATTTAAATCACAAAGGTGCTTTAAGTTTAGTTCCTTGGTATAATCCTAAGCCGTTTACTGCTCCAATAGCACAAGCAAACTACAAAATACTTAGTAAAGCAAAAGATCAACTTAATGAAATGCAAATGAGATTAGGTAGAGGTATAGGAGGTATTGTGTGGTACCCTAAGGAACTTAGAAAATTTTTAACTATGAAATGGGACGATATAGATGAACAAAAACAAAGATTTGTAAAGTCTATTGATAAATTTGATCAACTTAGAGGAACAAATTTTGTAGAAACTTTTCCTGAGTTACGAAGCCTTTACGAAAATTGAGCTGCAAAAGGATCAAATTTAGCTCCACATTTTTCGCTACAAACTCCTAATTTGCCTTCCTTTACAGTCTTTGCACTCCAACTATCTTCAATGCTTTTAAGTAATGGTCCTTCCATAACTTTTTTCAAATCATTCATTACTACATTGATTCCACCTTTTCCACCAGCTTCATCAATGTGAGTCCATATTTGTTCTACTTTTGGATCGGCGTGCCACCATTTGTACATACGTCCAGCAGTCCAACAACAAGGCATTAACAATCCTTCTGCTGTAATAAAAATATTACCCGCATCTTTAACTTTACAATTAATTTTACACTGGTTGTAATATTCCATCATACTACCGTATTGCTTTGCAATATTTTTTTGTTTGTCTAATTCTTTGTTAGCAAATTGTTTTTCTTTGGGCTTTGCTAATGTTTGTGTTTTTTGACCTTTACGATTTATAGCTTGGTGCGTTTCTTTTCCTGTCATTTTTTTAGTGCTATAAAAACGACCTGTTTTTTTCTTAATAAATTTTTCTACTCCCCAGTCATTAGCAAGAGCTTCTGCTTCTTCGACTTGATGTTCATTATGTTGAAATATAATATAGTCCCAACGTGCTCTACCTCCAGCAGCAATGAATGCTTTCATATTTGTTTCAACTTTATCCCATTGTACATTTTGTCTATACAAATGATTTGTATCTTCTAATCCATCTACACTGAATATAACAGCACCGTTTCTGCCAAACACCTGTGCAAGTTCCATCCACCAAGGCATATCTCTTGCACCAGCATTAGTATTCATACTAAGCCACATTGTAGGATTATGTTCTCTAAAATATTTAAATATTTCAAGTGTGTCTCTGGCAACAATAGGATCTCCTAAGTTGCCACACATATACATTGTTTTTAGTTGTTTTATAAAATCAGGTTTAAAAATTTTCTTTGCTTTTTGTAACGTAATTTCAGCGTTTGTTAAATGAGGGTTATCATCCCCGCCGTTCATATTCCTATCACACATAGGACAAGCCGCTTGACATTTTTGTGTTACTTCTAAATGTACTTCCCTTATATCTTCATATCTATACATTTTTATTCATCTCACTAATTTTACTTTGTAGTTTTTTTCTCTTGTTATTTAATATATCAAATTGTTCGGAGTAATAAAAATCTTGGAAGCTGTTCATAAGTTCCATTTGTGACATATAAAATTTACGTACATACCTCATACTTTCGGACAAATCAAACCATCCAACACTATCTGGATCAACAAGCTTGACTTTACGATCTTTGGTTATAACCAAGTTTGCTAACGTATAATCACCGTGCAAAACATATCTGTCGTCATCGTTATCATCATCAAATACACTAGTTTGATGCATTGATAACCAAGTTGATTGCATTGCAATCATAATATCTAAAAATATTTGTTTATTTAACAAATCCTTATATAATCTTCTATTCTTGTATTCTAATAAATGTCTTACATCGCAGACAATATCTAATTTCTCCATTTCAATTGTATTATAATTATCCGTAGCATAAACTTTTACAAAATAATCGTTATCCTTAGTAATCATTTGATAGTGTCTTAACCAACTAGCACCCAAAGGACAAGTTTTAGGTCTATTTTTGCATACCTTCACAATTCTGTTTTCATCCTTTGTATAATAAAGAGTTGAATTAGGAAAATGCAACGGACTTATAGTATTATCTATTTCAATCATTGTGTATTAACTTCACTTCTTTTCCTGGGCCAACTTTACTAGGCAGATCTCCGTAGTTGTCTATGTACCATTCTATCACAGCCTTGTACCACATTTGGCTGTTATGATGTGCTTTTTTGTTGAACATATGTATGTTGTTATTTGTAGCTTGCATTGTACTAAGAGCTCTTGCACTTTCAGTTTGCAATTGTCTTAGTGTGAGTTCATTTATATCCAATTTTCATAAACCTTTTGTATTTAGGCAATTGTAGTTCTCCTTCGTATAACACTGTTGTCATTGGAGATTTATCGCTGAATTCTTTTAATGTTTTGCTACAATTCACGTGTTCTTCTATTTCAAAATAATCATTTCCTTGCACAACTATAAATTTATCGTCTGGTATTTTATTGTACCAAGTATTGTAATTATCAATATGTTCAGTGCTTGTATTAATAATTGTATCTGGAGTATCCCATAACCTTTCAAAATCACTGCCGCCACTTTTTGCAACAATATAACAATGTTCTTCAAAATTTATATCGTGTATATCTTGCACAACTGGCTTAAACTTCCATCCATTTATAACCCAATGTTTGTTAAATATTTCTGCAATTTTTTCTGTGCTTTCATCTACATCAAAACTTCTAACTTTTTCTAATGTTAACCCTGATTCAAATAACATAACTGCTAGTGTTCCATACCATCCTGCACACAAAAATACAGTACCAAGATCAATTCCAATTTTTTTAAGTTCTTGTATAACCCACAACTTACTTTCAAGCTGTCCTCTGCTGAAGCAATCTTCATCAAACGCAATATCTTCTTTTATCATAGTTTTAAAAGCATATACAAAATGCGTGTCAACATAAGATTGTATAATTCTCCACAGACTAAAAATATTATCATTTAGAATAAGTCCTTTTAGATCTTCATCTTCTATAAGTCTAAAAATACTGTGTAAGTTATCATCAAGCACTGCTTTACGTAAATCGTCATTACCTGGTAACAATCTAAACAAAGCGTGAAGATTGTGTTCTAAAACTGCTTTCCGCAAATCTTCTATTTCACCGACTGTTCTTTTATTATCAACACATCTAAAAATACTGTTTATGTTTTTTTCTACGACTGCTTTACGTAGTTCTTCTTTGTCGATCAAGCGAAATAAACTAAGAATATCACGATCAATATATGCACGTCTAAGATTTGCAAAACGTTCGTCGTCTGGATAAAGAACTTCAAATCTATCTAATAATTTATATATGTCCATTAAATTTTTCTCTTAACCAGTCAAAGTCGTTGATTAACTTCAAAGCATCTATGTTGCCTTTATTAGTAGTTCCATACATAGTACCTTCTTTAGCACCTTTAATTGCATATTCTCCATATGGCTTATCCTTACCAACACTGCTCCATATTTTCAAGCGAGTATCAGTTTCGGCCTCTTTTTGTCTATCAATTACTTTACTACTTAGCTTACAGCATTCTCTAAATGCACTTTTCCAAGTTTCAAACTCTCCAGTGTTAAATGCAGTCACATTTGATATTTGTTGTATTGCTTTAAACTTTGTACTGATACTAGTTGTCATATCAGGTTTACTAGTATCCATAGTAAGTGTAAGTTCTCTTGGAAATAATTTTACTCCACCATAACCATACACAAGTCCGTTGATAGGATTTCTACTACGCCATACGTGTACGTGATCCCATTGCCAAACAGGAACTTGATAATCAAAATTAAAATCATCAACTATATCAGCATCACCATCTATAATCCAAAACATTGGAGTTGTGCATATTTTTGCACCTTCTATATGAGCTTGATGTATTCCTTTTACTCCGTGTATTCTTTTACATTGAGGAAAGCGTTTTAGTATGCGTTCATAGTTTTCATCAGCATTAGGTTCTTGGTAACTGATAAACACAATGTCATATGGTTTGGGTTTACTTACAATTTTATTATGTTCTTTTTTGTGTGCAATAAACATAAACTTCCATTCTCTTGCACTAATTTTTGATTTTTTACTGCATAGTATAACACCATCGTGATGTTCACCATTTAGGAACACGTGATTTATTTTTCTATCAAAAGAATTATGATGAGTAAAATATGTATCAAATTCAAACTCATCTAATAATTCTACAGTAGGTGGCACTACCCAAAACATATCTGTTTTTGCTGTGACTAATGCATTAGCATAATCTTCATATGTATCTGTATAAAAAATATCATACTTTGTTGGCACACTGGCTACAATATTAACTTCTTTTGTATTAACAAAAAATCTATGATCAATTTCTTTTTGTGATACTTGAGCATTTTTTGGTATTAATGAAATACCATCATACTCATCATTATTCAGAAAAACGTGTATATAGTCTTGGCTCCATTCATCAGGAACATAATCAAATAAGAAATTTTCTTTTATTTCTAAGTCTGGATATACAACCCACAAAAACTTTGTAATACAAGTCCGTTGTGCTTGTTCTATTGTTTTTACACATTTCACTGTGGGAATAATTTTTTTCAAACGTTTGTAATCTTCTTCAAACAAACTTTTATCAGCAATTAAAAATACATCATACATACACTAATTATACTAAAAAATTCCATTCTTGTCAATATTAGAATAAATACATTGTAGGAGAAAAATATGACTGACTTTATACCCGGCGATTCGTATCGAATAGATATTGTTGGTGCTGATAGCACTTTGATCATAGATAGTTGGCTTAGCCACATAAAAGCAAATGTTGTTAACAAAGACGGCATAGTACAAGTTGATACAACATTTGGTAAACTTTACGGACCAATGGTTGGCAACGTCGAAAACGAAGAAGGTGATGTTTTACTAAATGCAAGTAGCCGTACTGTTCATATGGACGTTGTTGGTAATGTTAAAGACAATGCTAATAATGTCATAGTAGATGCTGCTCGTAGTTTAATAAAAGGTAATTTTGAAGGAAACATTGTAAACGCTGTTGGTGATATGGTTTATGATGCCAATACAAAAACATTGGTTGTTGACAGAATTGTAGGTGATACATATGGTAAACATCACGGTGAAGTTGAATTAGTAGGAAACATCAATGGCACTTTTATGGGCAACCTAATTGGACCAAGCAACGGTTTGCATTCAGGTAATGTTTTAGGCAATGTTACAGGTAACCTACAAGGTAATATTGTTTATGAAAACGGTGACATAATTGTTGACGGATCAAACGGAATTGTTAACGGAGATTTAAAAGGCGGTATACTTACTCCAGATACAAACGAACACGTATTGACTTGGAATCCTACACTAAGACATCACGTACTAAGAGCAGGACTTGAACACCCAGATTCGCAAAGTGCAGTGCTAAAACTTGGTGACACTGATAGAGAAACAATGTACAAAGGTAACATTGCATATTGGGATGATACTCCTGTACTTACTTTAATGGCTTGGGAAGGAACAGATAAACCAAGTGTACTTGCAGAGTATAATGGTAATGTTATAGGAGAAGTACTTGACGAAACTAAAGCACCAGTGCTTACTGTAAATGAAGGACAAGTTAGACTCGAAGGCGGTTCTACAGGTGAAATTAATATTGGTTACAACAGTACAGAAACATTACAAGTATATGCTGATAACATAAGTTTTAAACTTCAATCAAATCCTGTAAATACTTCCAACTTAGGACAAGTAAATTATTTTGCTTTTAACGGTGATCACGAAAATATGCTTCCACTTAACCCTGGAGATCATATGATGGTAAACACTGTACACGCCTGGGACGGATTGGCATATAAAATTGGAGGCGGATTTGGTTTTTATGCAAACACAGAAGTAACACCAGATCCAGACTTAGAAATATATCCAACAGATTTTGCAATTACCTTAAGCGATGGAAAAACTTTGCCTAGTGCATTCTGGGATAATCCAACAGGATTAAATTTTGACGGTAGAGGTGTTTTGTCAGTGCCAATTATGAAGTCAAAAGGATTTACAGAAGCTGATAAAACTGATATTGATTATGCTGAAGAAGGTATGATTATATTCAATAAATCATCTAAAAAGTTCCAAGGTTATAACGGAACTAGTTGGGTAGATTTAGGATAGGTATTGTTGCTTCGGCTTCAGGCCATCTAGTAGCAGACAGTGTTTCATAAAATTTATCAACATTAATTTTCCAAAAAGTTTGGAATGTACCTTTGTATTCAAGTTCTAACGGATTTTGTAGAACACCTGCTTTATGAAAATACTTTGCCCAAAAATTATGTACTTTGTTTTGACTACCAACATTACCAGTATGTGTGCTAAGATACAATGGTTTATCTCTACCAACTCCTTCTATACAAGCAGGCAACAAAAATTGCGAAGCGTGTGAATAGTGTATATCAGTTTTACCTTTAAGACTTTTTACTCTATCTTTTCCTATAAGATGAGTTAATACACAAGTTCTTGCACCTATTCTATAAGCATCTTTTCCTAGTATACCTAACTCTTGTAATTTATGTGCAACAACAGTACCTACAACTTTTTTGTTATGCAATAACAACCAAAGTTTAGCATCTTCATATTTTTTAATATAATCTATAAGCATTTCTTGACTACTATTATTATAGAATTTTTTCTTATGCGCTTCTATAAAAAATTCAGTTAAGTCTATATCATTGTTATATAATCGTATTTCAAACATATGTTTCGCACAAATCAAAAAATTCTGCCATTTCTGGAAAAACTTCAATATGATTTACTCCACGTCTTCTATTTTGTTCTGTAAAAAATTTGTGGAAGTCTTGGCGTCCTTGTATAACTTTTTCTAATGGATATTCAGTTGTTTCCATATAGTCTACAACACGTCTAAACTTTTCATATTCTAATGTACTAAATGCATCTTTACGATTATCGTCTACGTTTTCTTTTATAAACTGTAAATGGTCACGCATATAACTTAGATATTCTTTTGGCAAAATATTAATATCATATTGCAGCGGCTCTTTTAGATGCGGTGTGTCAAAACCCAAACGCTGCCATCTGTGTGTTTCTACATCATTGTATTTTGCACGCCATTCTAATATCTTTTCTAATAGTGTGCGGAATGTTGTTACACTGAATATATTAAATGTAATCATCAACACCATAGGTGCTTCACAGTTACGCATAAAATAATCCAAGTTGCGTTCAAACACTTCAATGTTTAATCCGTCACGTATGTATTCTGCACGTTTGCCCCAAGTGTCAATACTTGTAAACATTTTGAAGCGTCTAATCTTGCTGTTTGTTAACAAGTCATTTACACGGTTTGTAAACTTTTCTAGTTGCTTTGGTTTGCCGCCTAAGTTGCTGTTACAGTTAAGTTCAAGTTCTGGCTTAGGATCTGCATCAAGCATATCAAATAGTCTGTATGTACTTTGTTGTATTGTAGGTTCACCACCTGTTATGCGAAGGATATGCAATTCTTTACTTAGTTCTGGCCACCAACGCCAAAAAGCATCTAAATATGGATTATTTTCTTCTTCAAATATTTGAAACCAATCTATATCACATCTATGATTTTTAACCATATCATAAGGACCGTGTTGTTTGATTTCTTGATAATATCTGCTACTGGCTTTTGGATGACAGTATCCGCAACGGAAGTTACACTCATTACCAAAACTAACTTCTAGATATTCTGGATTTACATCAAACTCTGCACCACCTTCTTTTACTGCTTTAAGTCTATGTTTGAAGAAAATAGTTTGATTACGTTGCTTTCTATCGCTTACATAATCTTTTCCCATTGCTTCAATTTTCCAGCAATAATTACAACCAGCAGGTTGCTCTCCACGCATCATAGCGGCACGTTCTTTTTTCTTTTGTGCTGTGTTGTGTATAGCACTTGGATTTTCTAATAAGGGTGCAGTATCAATCTTATGAGGAGCAGGATGATAGCAACTATGTGTTTCACCTGTTTGGAAATATATGTTTGCGTGATACCATTTAGCAAAACAAAACGTAGGAGATATTTCCTGCGTGATAGTATCAATTCTTTTGATTTCTTCGCTTTCGCTACGTTCCATTTTACTCTCTAGCTAAGAACTGTTTGCTGTTATCTCTTTTTGGATTTTGGTACACAGTTTTAAAAAAAGTACTTTGACCAGCATCTAAAGGCTCTATTGCTATAGGCAACAAAAGTTCATTTATTAATTTTACACCATAATCTTCAGTAGCAAGAAACATAGCTTCATCGTCTAGTTTTTTGTTATCCCAATATTCATTCAAATATTTAAAATCTCGAACATTTATATGATCCCAGTCAGTACACATTGTTTTATACAAACCTTCTCTAGCACCATATATTGCCCAACGACCATTTTCTACATCTGCACCTACCATAAGCCAAATGTACAAACGATGCAAATTCTTCCAATGATTATTATTAAAATTTTCTATCGATACACGTTCGCCTCTATCTAGTGCCATTTTTACACCTTCACGAAAACCTGCACGCCAGGCTTGATGCGGAGTTGCATTATTATGTATGTCACTGAATGTACCTTCCATTTGTACATATTCAGTATTCCAGCAAAAGTCTACTTGGGCGTGTGGATTGTCTACAGGCGCATTTTCGTGTGTTTTCATATCCAGAACATATTGTTTAGGCCAACATTTTATTCCGCCGTTACCATATGACAATCCATTGATTGTATTTTTTGCTGTCCAACTTATTACCTTGTCAGTAAGATCTAAGTTTTCTTCAAAATTAATTGCTTGCGATAAAAAATCATCACGTATACAATTATCTCCATCAACAGTAATAAATCTATCAGTTTCACTTAATTCTGCACACGCTTTATGGGCACTATCGCTGCCTTCAACTCCGTGAACACGTTTTGCCCAAGGTACTTTTTTACACAAATCTGCATAGTTTTTTTCTGCATTAGGTTCATCATAACTTAGATAAACAATATCATAATCTATAACACGGAACGTATTAGCCATTTACAACCTCGTGGTAATATGTAGAGAACTTTCTTACAGTATAAAGGCTTACACTAGTATTGTCAAACTCAAACTTACTATCAAAAGGTATTTTTTTAGTTTTGCTAAAGTCTAATGTTTTGTATAAAACATTAGGATCATATAATTTAGTTACACTATAAATTTGATTGCTAGGATCAATTGATATGCTTTGTGATTTTACATAATCTAAAAAATCTTTATCTAATTCAAGTTCCCAACATTGATCGATGTTGTTTTGTTTAATTTTAATTTCATATGTATCTTCTATTTCGTGTGGAATTTCATATAAAAAATTTTGTGTATCAAAACTTTCATTGTATTGCTGTCTACTTTTTAAAACATATCTTTTTTCTACAAAGTCATATTCAACTTTGTAATCACGAAGTGATTCTTTACCTTCGTTGAAATGCCGTACTTGTTCAAAGTCTACTAATAAGTTTTCAAAGTTTTCATCAGGTTGACGTGCTATTTTATCAATTACACCATTTTCGTCAAAACAAACATATCTATCTGTGCTAATTGTAATTCTCATTATAATCCTAAATATTTCTCATATACTTTAATTATACGATTTTTTACAAAGTTATCTTCTGTATAATGGAAAACTCCAGTTTGTGTATAATTACCTATTTTAAGTTGTAAGTCTTCACCTAAGTATGTGCCTACACGATTTTGCCAACTATCAACAACACTGTTTTGCCAATTTTGTATTCTTGGTTTCATATGTACAAAGCTAGGATATTTAGCACGTGGATTTGTTACTGCACTTTCTACACCCATAATTTTTACAGCAATAGCACTTGATAAATCTATGCTACATTTACGTTGATACATTTTGCCGCCTGTGTGTTGTCTATAAAACTGTTGCCAGTTATTTGTTATCATTTCTAGCCAAGTATAAAACTCGTGTGCAATATCTGATTTTTTATAGTAATGTAATCCACTGTACAAGTTTGGCAATTTGTTTTTAGCAAATGTGTGTCTGTAATAATCATTTGTTACAATTTCATTTCTATATGTGTAAACATTACTTGTGAAAAACAAATCATAATTTTGTAAAAAATTGAACCAACTACTAATATCTTGCAATACAAGCATATCAGTATCCATAACTAACGATTCATCATATGGTGTTGCGTGATATGTTTTCCATCTGTTTTCTATCTTCCAATCACTGTGTTCAGCGTGGTCTCCCCAAGGTATTTCTACAATATCGTCAAAAACTTGTTTATATTTGTCTTGCACTTTGTCATTTGTAATTAGACATATTTTTGCATTTTCGTTAGTAGCCCGAATACTCATAGCATTTAAATATGCTTGTTGTACATAATCAACATCGGTGTTTTGTGCAAGCATTGTAAAATTACTGCTCATTTATTATTCTTTCTAAACTAAACTTGTTCATAATGTGCAAGTTACTGCCTTTGAATTTGACAAAAGTATATTCACCAAGTCTGTCTTGTTTTTCTACTAAAACTTGAAATGCATCATCTTTTATTGAAAGTAAAATATCTCTATCAATAGAATAAAACTTTTTACCAGGTATTGTACCAACAAAATTATTTGCTGTGTATCCAGAAAGTATATGTACTGCTATACTAAATGCAAAATCATTTCTATATACAGTGTTTTTAAATTGATAAACACCTCTATAGTGCATATAATTTTCTTTGATATGTTTTATTAAATCAAAAAATGTTTTGCTAATATTATTTTTTCGGAAATATACAACAGTAGCCCAATAAAAATCTATACCGCTATCGCTTATAGATTTAAATTCACTAGTACCATCGTGTATTCCTAAATGTGTTGCGTCTTTGTAAAGTAATATATTTTTATTTTGCTTAAAACAATTTAACAAATTATCATTAGCAATAATATAATCTGTATCCATTACAATAGTTTCGTCATAAGGAGATAAATCAAAACTATTTTCTCTACCAAAATTATTAAAAGAAAGCACACGTTTACTTAACGATCCGTCTCTATATGCTTTGCGACTAGATATACCATTTTCTACTTTGATAATTTTATCAAAGCACTCCTCGTCAACATCAACATTAGTAACTAAACTAACAGGTAATTGCAAAAATTTTTGTATGCGATTTGCACAAAAAATAGCTTGCTTTACATAATTTATACTTTCATTATTAAATGCAAATAGCAGTACGCCTTGGCTCATAAATTCATAATACTTTCAACTGATCTTTCATTCATAAGTTTGTTGTAATCTGTTAAGTATCTATTTGAATATGATTGATAATTATTAAGAATTGCATTTGTAAAATCTTGTAAATCATCACAGTCAACAGGAATATCATTGTCATCAATTAAAATTGTTGACTCTTGTTCAAGCGAAAGTAAACTTTGACAAAAACTTATAAGTTCACGTGTGATAGAAAATTGTCCGCCTTTGTAATATAGTACAAGATTTTCTTTATATTGTTCTTTTAATATCCTTTTGTGATTTTCAAAAGTTGCCATATAATTACTAATTTCAAGTGCTTTCTCAAGACGTTCGTCCATAATTATCTCCTATCTATACGATGTATAGTATATAACTAAATTTTTGTAATGTCAATGGTTAAAGTGAACTATTTACTGCACCTGTAGGTGCTGTTTGAACTATTGCATCAAATGTACTTGCACCAATATTAAACTGACTATTAGGTGTATATGTATAAAGATTACTTGTAACTGTGCCTGTGACTTGTTCATCAGTAGGAGAACCTTGTTCGCCTACTTCGTCTTGGAACCCTGTACCTGTATCACTATCGTCAAATATAATTTCAAATATCATTTGGCTAGTGTTTGGTATCACTAGATTGATTTGATATTCGTTGTCATCATAAATTTGAGTAACTGGAACGCCTCCTGGATTACCACCTGTAACACCGCCACCTTGTTTTGTATATAATCTAGTAGGACTGTTAAAAAATCCACCACTGGTTGTACTGGTTGTGCTTATAGCACCAAGTGAATATTCACTGCCTGTGCCGCCTGTTCCTAATGATTCTGTAAAATAGTTAGTTGCTTTTTTCCAAAAACGTATTTTACCCATTTCTGCAAGTATTCTATTCCAGTCCCAATCTTTACTGTTTGCTGTACCAGTTGTACCGCCTGTCAAACTAGCGTCAAAACGTATTTGTCCACCTGCATTAAAGTAATGATTACGTGCATTTGCACTACTCCAACTTACTGTAACTCTATGACCTATCCTATAACTAGCACCTGTACCCCACGCACTGCTTCTTGTGCTTGATACAGTTGTGCTACTGGTTGTTAACATACCTGCTTCGTCAAAATTAGCAGCTGGAAATTCTGTTGTATCTCTATTAAACGATGTCAAATCGTTGACAAACAATTGAAAATCTGTTATATTGGCCCACTCAATTATATCGCCAACATCAACTCTATTCAATGCTATTCTTGTGTTATCTGTGCCAAACTGATGTATATGGCCAGCTTGTAAATCTTTCCAAATATTATATTGCTGTAAACTGGTAATCACATCGCTTACACCTGGTGTACTACCGCCAACAACTAATCCGCTTAAAAGATTTCTTCCGTACCCAAGATTTACATTACTTGTAGTAGGGCCAACAATTGGCGACATAAGATTATGAATACCATTATAGTCTGCTGCAAGTATTGGTGTTCCGACTGGCATTAAGACTCCTTACAAACTTTGTATTCTCGTAATTGTAGGGGTGACATTTTCAACATATGGTCCTGTTGCACGATATTCTGAAAGTACACTAGTTAGCTCTCCTCCTACTCTTTCGTCAGCTCCTCCAGAGCCATTAGCGTCATCTGTAAATTCTATTTTGATTTGTATTTGTTTTGCACTGTTTTCTTTGGCATAGATTATATAATCATTTTCAATATATACGCCGCTACCTGTTTTAGTATATATTACTTGATAAGAACTTGTCAAGTCATAATTACCAATAGCACTGCCAGTACCAACATTATTAGAACTTACAGTATCAAACGCATTAAATTTTATTGTTCCCATATTTGTGAGCATAGCTGCCCAGTCTGTTGTTTTTTGATAATTATCTTCCCCTGAACCAGGTAAGTTTACAATGCTTGCTGTAAATCTTAATTCGCCTCCTGCATTGAAAAATCCTCTACGATTATTTCCGTCTTGAAAAGTTACTGTGAATTCGTGAACAATTTGTTGAGGAGTAGCTGTACCGCCCCATAAATCTGTGCGTGAAACAGAGTCTTTTACTGCTGGGTCTGCTTGTGTAGAATCTACATTAAATTTTGCGTTTTCGCATATAGTTGTTAATGATTCATATGTTTGATAAGACTCTTCACCGATTGTGTGGAAAAATGACCCACCTGATGTATAAGTTCCCCAACTAACATCTCCTATAGGATTCGTTAAAGGTGTTCCTGAAGTTCTATCATAATTATTATATAATTCAAATTCAGTTGCACTTAAAACTTTTGCATATCCTGAGACTCCGTTAAGTTGTGTCATTCCGTTTACGCCAATAATATAATCTACCCACAAACCTTCAATCAACAAATGCTGTTCGTTAGTTTGTATTGTTATAACATTGTTATTGGAGGTGTTAATGTAAGCATTTGCAATAGTGATTTGTGTAGCATTATCTTTTACTTGTTTAATCAATGCTGTTGGTTCTGTACCAATTTGATGTGTTCTAATTTTAATTAGATCCGAGTATAAAGCATTCATTTCAGTGGCAAGGACTAAATTTTCTTGTGGAACTTGAGAAGAGCTAACCGCTTGATTATATCCACTAGTTCCTGAACCTACTCCTAAAAGATTACCAATTCTTGCTTGTAAAAAATTGTATCTTGCAGCAGAAATTATTTGATTTACCATATACTTTCACCTTTTATATACTTATGTCTTTAAGACACACTCAACTAATTTCTCGTCTTCACTGTCATTAGATTCTAATGCTACTCCAACAAGTGCGGTTGTTTGTACAGTGCCGCAAACACCATCTTCCCAAGCATATACTGCCTGACCTTTTTTAACTGGACCTTTAACACGCACCGGAAGTCTACCTTTTAAACCAATGTATTGACCTTCTGCTTCACTGTTCATCATTACAGCTGGATCAGTTGATACAACACCAATGCACATATCACTTGACTTTGCAGGAACTACTTCGCAACAATCATCTAATCCTACTGCTACTGCTGTGCCTGCTGGTAATTCTTCGTCACCTGTTGTATACTTTTCTGCTAAGTCAGCGTATCTAGCACGAGTTGCTGTACCTGTAAAAACATTCGCTACAAGATTACCATTTGAATCTCTAACTGCTACTGTGTCTGGATCACTTGTTACTGATCCTACACGATCATTTCCTCCAACAACAAGTGCATTAGCTTTTGTCGCTGTACCACTGAATGTTGTTGCGTGTACTGTGTTCCAACGTAAACTTGATGTACCAAGTTTGTATGCATTATCAATACCTGGTACAAGTGCAATATCTGTGCCATTTGTAAATCTTGCAATTTCCAGTAAGCCAGTACCCGAAGTATATGTTTGGAATTTTATTTCATCTCCAATAAGGTTTGATAGTGTTGCTTCATTACCGTTTGTAACGTGCATTTGGAAATCTAAACTATCACCAACTTTGATACCAGCATCGTCTTGAAAGTCTACAGATAAACCTGGTCCTACACTTCTAATAAATGAACTAGAATCTAATCCGTCAAATTTAAGAGCGTTACTTGCGCTTCCCCAAAAGTATGGTAAAACTGTATCATCATCTACACCTGTTACACCTGTACTTGGTGTTCTAATAAGTGTAATACCTTTTTTCACAGCTGGAAAATGTCCTGGAATATCATAATCGTCTAACGAAGCAGGCTGATTACTACTTGGTGTAAAAGCAACATCACTGGTCATAAAAATTGGATTATTATCAATTAATGCAATTATTACTGGTACTGTTACATCTGATGGCGAAGTTGCAACGTTTGTACTTAATAATTGTGTTGTACCAGATCCAGCAGCTTGTGGACCTACAAGAATAAATTCATTTGCACTAGTTCTTGCAAATAATTGATTTGTATTGCTGTTATACCAAAGGTCACCTTCAACAAGACCTGCTGGCTGTGAAGAACTTACTTCTGCACCACCTGCTGTTTTCCAAGTTGTTCCTGTATAGTATTTTAATTTATTTACAGAACTATCAAACCAAACTTGTCCGCTTAGTGCTTTGCTTGGACTAGTTGCTCCTGCAAAACTTTCTAGTAAAAACAAAAAGTTTTCGTTTTGCGCTTCACCATATCCACTATAGTTCTTACCAATTAATTTCAAGTCAGTTGTATTATCAACTGTACCGTCCTCAAGCGATAGTAGCTGTTCTCCGCTAAATCTGTTAATTATGTATGCCATCGTTGTTCCTCATATAGTATATTTATTTGTTTTATGGATACGCTGCTGTTGATACGTGTTCCCAAGTTCCGGCAACTACCCTAAATTTAATAGTATACCTTGTGACAGTGAATGTTGGTGCAATTGGAACAGGACTTACACTAAAGTCTTGTAACACACTAACGTTTTGTGTACCGCCGCTGTCAACAGCAGTAAAACTTTTATTTAATTGTCCATTTACATCAGCAGTATCAGTACCAGTTGGAGCAATTGAACTACCGTGTATAACAGCTTGCGTACCGCCTGGTAATGTTACTGGATCAACTAGTGCTTCTAATACACCTAAAACATCATTGTTTATACCTGCTCCGTTGTTGATAGTAATTGTCATTCCAGTAACATCGATACCAAAAACCAATGTTTTTGCTCCGATTTCAGTATCAACATATTGCTTTGTTGTAACTGCATCATTGTCTGATTCTGTAAGTGCTGGATTTTCTGCAACAGCTCTTGGACTAATTGGTGTTTTTACACCTTGTATTTCAACTG